TGTCCGCAGCCGACGGATCCGCAGTCCAGTACCAACAAGGATCCCCGTCGTCATCGTATGCGACGCGGTTCCGTCGTTCTTTTGTGAACTCGAACTGTTTATCCTGTCCGTTGTATTCCGACCAGTCTGTCCGCCCCTGAAGTTCATATTCTGACGGAAGGAACAGATGACAGTCGCAGTCAACCGGATTGTCGTCGATTATCTGGATGACCGTATGAACCGCGATCGCGTCCTGAAGGGCGTCCGGTAAAAGGTTGAATATTTCCTTTTCCAGATAACCGCGCATTTTTGACGCGGCGAATCCGCCTTCGTTTGCGTCATCGTCGTTCATGGATCCACGTCCGACGATCTTTCGAAGCCAGAACACGACGTCGCCCTGATCGTAATGATCCTGCGCCACGATGACCGCCGTCGCCTGATCCCCGTTCTTTAATTCAAAATTGATTTCTGTTCCGACAGGAAGGGAAACGCCCGCGCGTCCTTTCCTGATAATGTCCTGAATGTCGATCCATTCGACGCGCTGTTCATTCTTGCGGATGATTCCGACAGATCCGGATCCTTCGCCTGCTGCCCCGGCGTTCTTTTTCATCTGATAGATCTTTGTCGGTGCGTTTGTGTCCTGCTGCCCGACGGCGTTCTGAAGGACGGTTCTTTTGACCGCTTCCGCAACCTCTGACGCGTGAATCTCGATCGCCGCCGACATAACCGTCGGATCATCTTCGCCTGCTGCCTGTTCTTTCTGTCCGGTTGCCATTTCCCGCGCGTATGAATACGGGACTTCGCAATTTGCCGCGTTCATCAGGAATTCCGCCTTGACCGCTTCGCGCATGATTCCGAACAATTCCCCCGCCTTGATTTCGATTTCTGTTTCCGCCTTGAATAAATCGCCGATTGATGTCATTTGTTTGATTCTCCTTTCGCTGTGTTTGCTGTCATTGTTTCCGCCGCTCCTGATAACCGCCGTCCACACATGGGACAGAACCGGATCGGCATATTCTCAACGAATCCCGGATATGATTCGTCAAATATCTGAATGTATGCGCCCGATACCCCGACAAATATCCTGTCGTCGGTTTCGACGATCCCGATCGTCTTTCCGGGCGTTCCGCAGAACTCACATTCTGCAATTTCCCACGGCTGCGGATCCGTCATCGTGATCGCGTCAATCTGAACTTCCCTGAATAATTCCTGCAGTACGTCGTCCGCGTCATCGATCAGAATGTGTTTTATGAATGATCCCCTGAATCCGCTTCGCAGATATTCCGCAAGTGAAACCGGGAACGGGATATTGTGTCCCAATTCCTGCGCCGTTTGCGCCGTGATCTTTGCCCGCGCCATTGTCGGCGTGACGATATATGTCTGCGTCTGTTCCGACATCCGGATCAGTTCAGATGTTTTTCCGCTTTGCCGCGGTCTGATTATTTTCTTCATGTTCCCCGCCTTTCCTGAATATGTTTATCAATCGCCGGATCGCCTGTTTCAGTCGTTCAATCTCGATCCGGATCGCTTCCTTCTGTTTTTCTCTGTCTGAAATGTTCATCCCGCTATCCTTTCACATCCCTGCGCCCCTGAATATGACGACCATTGAAGGGAACGGTGCGCCCGTAGTACCCCCCCCCGAACTTTAATCTGCCCGGAACGAACCTGATTTCCGAACGGTGCAGGATGTAGTCGTGAAAATAACGCGTGTCTGTCCTTGCCGGGATCAGCATAACGACAAGTGTGTCGTCCTTTGTGCCTTCCCTGAATGACTTTTCAACCCATTTCCCGATCGCGCGTCCATACGGCGGATTACAGAAAACACGATGTCCCGACCAGTCTTTCGACAGTCCGTCATCCTCTTTCGTGAAATACATTTCCGCCTTGTGGTTCTGTTCGTCCGCGCATGGATCAAGGTCAAAATGAAATTCCCGATCCAGTTCGTCGAAAAAGTCCTGCGGCGTCGCCCATTGATCCGTTTTACTGCTGAATAGTGCCTGATTCATTGCTTTGTTCCTTTCCTGTTTGGTTTGATTCCTGCGCCTGCTGCCCCGGCTGTTCTTTTGCCGGTTCCTGCGGCTGTTCCTTTTGTCTGATCTGATATCTGACAGACTTCTTTTCATTCCCGTCGCTGTCATAGACGACGCGCGGGCGTTGTACCAGATAATGATCCGGATTCTGATCGAAGAACCAGTTCAGGATCCGCAGGCAATATTCCGCCGTGTCCCGGTTCGTCTGATAACAGATTTCGATCGGATTGTTGTTCCTTGTTGTTTCTGCTGCCTGATCTGTCTGTTCCTGTTCGTTCATGGTCTGATCCTTTCAAATTCTGACAAGCGCGATCGAATATATCCTTGAATCCTTTCCCGCTGCCATTTCCTGACTGTTCCCCGTTCTGTTCCGGGATCGGTTTCTGACCTGTCAGGATGTCAGACGCCCACATGATCCACGGAATTGCTTTGATCCTTGTCATTCGCCCATGTCCTGAAGAATCTTGTCAAGGCGTTTCGTCTTTTGCCGGACGATCTCGTTCACTTCTTCCCCGTTCTGGAATATGATTTCCATTTGTTCAAGAACGATTTTCACGTCGGCGATTTCCTCGGCGATATTGTTCGCGCGTCCCCGGCGTTCGTTCAGAAGTGCCTTCGTCAGTTCCGACATTTCTTCGATCATCATGTCAACCTGTGCGTTTTTGCCGAATGTGTTCACGGCGCGGTTTAATACTTTCACCCGCTGTTCCCAGTCTTTCAGGCTGTCAAAATATCCGCCCGTCGAATAATCCCAGTCGATCGTCCCGTCCTCATAGATCCCGATCCCGTTCGCCGTGAACGTCCACCCGGATTCAATGTTTTTCATGACTGCCGAATGTACGTCGTCCCCTGCTGCTATGCAGATAAATTGACCGCCGCCGTTGTTCTTGTATATCCTGCCGGGATATGGATCGAAATATTCTCTTGTCATCGTCTGGATCTTCTTTCTAATAGTCCGCTTCGATCTGTTCGTCGCGTTCGTCGTAATATTCCCCGTCGTAACCCTTCGCCATAAGCCGCGAATAGCATTTGAAGCAGACAAGGCGGAACGTTATTCCGTGACAGTCTTTTGTGAATTGCATATCCGCCCGATCGACTTCCTTTTCGCATACCGGACAGATCCGGACATCCTTTTCTTCGTTCATGGTTTGATCCTTTCCTAAACGCTAACGGCGTTTATTTATGTTAAAAAAATTTATACTGTTGCCGACTGCTTTTCAGAATTCCCGAACAGTTCTTCGAACGTCTTTCCATAACGACGCGTCAAGATCTGGATTTCTCCGACATCAAATTCACGTTCGCCCCTTAATCTGCGACGTGTTGTGTCGGTGCTGATATTAAGAATCTTCGATAATGTTTCGGTGTCGTCGCCGTTGAAAGACATCGACGCGCGAAGTCCGGGATAAATGTTGATTAGTGCCTTCGCCATGTTTTCACGCTCCTTTCATTTTCTTAAACGCTCCCGGCGTTTCCCCTCATGCAGATAGATTAAACGCTTTTCGCGTTTATGTCAAGCGGTTTTTCTTTTTATTATATTTCTATTTGCGTTTATTATCTTGCATTAACGCATTTTTGCGTTTATAATAATTCACGAATAGACCACATTATGAAAGGAAAAGGCGGGGAAATATGTCGAAGAAAAGAACAGTCGAAGCGCGAAGCCCTGAATATGAACAGTTGGGACGGCGGTTGACGGACGCCCGGAACGCCCTTGAAATATCACAATCAGAAGCGGCGCGGCGGATCGGGATCACGCAGTCCACATATTCAGGATATGAAACCGGAACCCGGCGAATCAAATTGTCGATGTTGCAAAAGATCGCCGCTGTCTATAATGTTACGGTTGATTATCTAATCGGGACGGACGCCTATTCAGAAACGCGTCCCGCGCTTACTCTGTCCGATCAGGAATATGACCTGATTGTCCGGTTCAGGGAACTTTCCGACGTTGAACAGGGAATGATCCTTCGTTCTGTCGGAATAAATATATAAATATCAAGAAAGGAATCAAGCCATGAAAACAGGAATCAGAAAACCGAACGTCAAGAAATCCATATCAGCGCGGACGACCGGGAAGGTCAAACGCGCCGTCAAAAAGTCCGTGAATCCCTTATATGGTAAAAATGGCGCAGGATTCGTCAAGGATCCGGCGAAATCTGTCAAAAATTCCATTTATCACAAAACAACGATCGGCGTGTCCGATATAATCGGCGGATCGGGATCCAGTTCGCCCGCTGCCACGTCGTCCCCTGCTGCCCGTTCCGCTTATTCAGGAACAGATCCGGCGGCTGCTGCCCCTGAAAAGAAAAAAGGCGGCGTTCTTTCGATCATCCTGATTGTGATCGGCGTTCTGTTCTTAATCGGTGGGATCAATGGTTTCTCGATTGCCGTTTCAAACGGGATCTTCGGACTTGTCGTCGGCGGCGTCCTGCTCTTTTCTGGAATACAGATCCGCCGTCGCCGTAACAATGAAGAATAGAATCAGAAAAAGGATCAAGCCATGAATGAAAAGAAAAAGATTGTCGCATTATATACCCGCGTTTCGACCGGATATCAGATCGACAAGGATTCCCTTCCGTTCCAGAAAAAGGAACTGACGGCATATTGTAAACACATTTTACACGCCGAAAACACGGAACTGTTTCAGGACGCGGGGAAATCCGGCAAAAATACCGACCGCCCCGCGTTCCTGCGGATGATGAAAAAGATTCGCGCCGGGGAAGTGTCCCACGTCGTCGTTTATAAGATCGACCGAATATCCCGGAATCTGATCGACTTTTCGATGATGTATGACGAATTCAAGAAATACCGCGTCACGTTCATTTCCCTGAATGAACAATTTGACACGTCAACCGCAATCGGCGAAGCCGTTCTGAAGATCATCCTTGTTTTTGCTGAACTTGAACGGAAACTGACATCCGAACGCGTCACGGGTGTGATGATCGACCGCGCAATGTCCGGGAAATGGAACGGGGCGCGTATGCCTTACGGATGGAAATGGAACGCGGAAACAGAATTCCCGGAACATGATCCGGTTGAATCAGAAAAGGCGCGGACGCTTTATCGCGTATATGATGGAACCCATTCGACGGCGAAGGTTCGCGATTATTGTTATGAACACGACATCCAGACGAAGCGCGGCGGAAAATGGACGACATCAACGATCCTGAACTTCCTGAAAAATCCCATGAATAAAGGCGATTACAGATATAATTATCGCGGATCCGCGCGTGGACAGAAGAAACCGGACAGCGAAGTCGTCTATGTTCCGGGTGTGTTCCCGCCACTTGTGGATCCGGATCTGTGGGAACGTGTTAACGCCGTGATAAAAGAGAACGGAAAAGCAATCGCCCACAATCCCCACGTCAAGAAACGCGTCCACATATTCACGAACGGACTTTTGACTTGCGAAAAATGCGGGGCGTCCTTTCAGGTTTCGACACTCGACAAAAAGCGTCTGAACGGATTTCAACCGTCCCTTTATGTTTGCACGAACCGGCGCGTGTACCGTTCCTGCGACGCGGCGTATTGTTCCGACGTCCTGATCGGTGCGTTCGTGTTCAATTACGTTCGGAATCTGGTTCAGGCGACGAAATCCCGCGCCCTGATAAAGTCCCCGGCGGATGTCGAACGGATATTGTTGTCCGGGGAAGAATTCGACCGGATCCGGAATATCGATCCGGCGGATCTGGATGTCGTATATCAGGCGATCAGGGGAACGATCGCGCCGTCAAAAGGTCTGTCATACATCCCGACGCCCCCGGATCGCGGTCAAAAGGATGAAACCGAACTGTCAGGACTTCGGGCGGAAGCGTCCAGGCTATCCCGCGCCCTTGACCGGCTCAAAAAGGCGTATTTGTTCGACGACAACGCCCTTCCTGAATCCGAATATCTTTCGACGCGGCAGGATCTGACGGAACAGTTGACGGCGGTCAATAACAAGATCGCCGACGCCCTGACCGATGAATCATATTCAGAAGCGGCGGAACTGTCCTTCGTCAATTCCGCGTCGTCGTTTCTTTTGTCTTACCGCCTGCAGGGATCCGATCATATTGTTTATTCAGATTTTGCGGCGGCTGTTGAAAAAAGCGTCCTGAAGAACTTTGTCAATCTGATAATCGATCATATTGTCATCCGCGAATCATACCCGGTCGAAATCGTGTTCAAGAACGGACTTCGGAACCGGTTCGTCCTGAAGGACTGATCCGTCCCCTTTTCCTTTCCCCTTTGTCCCTAAAAACTACACCATAAGAAAAAGCCGCTGTTTTAGCGGCTTTTCGTTTCCCGTGTTCAGTATTCATTTGACACCCCATGGTGACCGTACACGCAGACAAGGGGCGACCGATTTCGTCCGATTTCTTTTTTACTATTTCCCGGCATTTTTTAATGAACCAATACTGACGATATGGTTC